GCAGTGTTCGCAGGTCACTTCCCAGTCTTTGAGTCTTTCCCATCGGTTGTTAAAGATGTGGCCTGAGATGTCGTGCTCGGTGTCGTGCTGTGGCTCAGCCAAGTCGTTGGACTCGTCGCACTTTGGGCAGGTAACGTACAGGCTCCAGTCCAGTTGCGCTGTGGGTGGCCTAGTCATTTCTTTTCTCCTATGCCGTGCGCGGCTTCGATAGCGCGGGCAAACTCGGTTTGCTTTTCGCCACTGCAATAGTTGACCAAAGTGATTTTGCACTGCTCGATGATCTGGCCGATCCGATCATCCGTCAGCGGCTGGCGCTGTGCTGCGGGTGGAGTAGCATCTTCAAGACCTTGTGCATACGATTTTCTTTGTACGTATTCAAACGCACCTTCCCCGCTGTCTTTTCCCCAACCGCATTTTCTTGCAAAGTCTTCAACGTACAAACGCATAGGCTCTGGTTGTGCGGGTGGGGTGGTGTAGAGTGGCTTAACTTCAGCGTGATCGCCTTTGTATCCCGCCATCTTCAGAGCCTCGTCGTACTCTTGAGGTAGGTACAGGTCATGCGCGTTCCACCCCTCAAACACGGCCCACGCCACCGGCTCCTGCTGTGCTGGCTGTGCTGCGGGTGGGGTGGTGTAGAGCATCGTGCCAATAGGCAGTGCGTCAACATCCTCTTGCCCATAGTCGATGCTATGTTTCTCGTCGTACGAACTTCCTTCGCAAACCCACGCCACTGGCTCCTGCTTCTCAGCCTGCTCGATGGCGGTGCGGAGGGCGGTGATGGCTTTGTCGGACTTGATGCCAATGTCTGCGTGTGCTTCCAGCGCCTCCAGCGCCTGTTTCATTGCTTCGATGGTCATGCCAAACTCTCTTTCTTCTTATCCATGCAGTCCTTGCAGATGAACTTCATCAACCCAGGCATTGCCTTGATGTGACCACCAACCGGAGACTTATCGCGCTGACACGACCAGCACATCTTCCACTTGCCGCCAAACTTTTTTGCTTCGTGAATCAACGGCAACACTGTCGTCAAGTTCTCAGCCACAGCGTTGCGATATCCTGTACCTCTCATGATCTCTTCCCCTTAAGTCTTGCGTCTGGGCAGAACCCCTTCGCGGGGCACCATGGGCATAGCCCAGACGGCTTTGTGTCAAACACACCCAAGTCAACAACCTCTTGTACCTTCGTGAACCTAGGCTCCAGTGCACGCCACAGCGCGTCGAGGAACCGCCTCTCATACTTCGCGTTCGTCGTCTCATCAAACCGCAGCCAGATGAACGATGTCTTGACCGTCTGAACCTGCGGGAAGTGCCACATCACCATCGCTGCGAACAACTGCAACTGCGTCGGGTTGTCCTTGACCTTGCCGGTCTTGTAGTCCAGGCAGTACGCAGTGTCACCATCAACGACCAACACGTCTGCGATCGAGCGAATCCACACGTCCTTGTCGAACCAATCCACCGGCTGCAACTGCTTGTTGACTGCCATCTGGTGCTCAAAGAACTTCTGCCCAGGCCGAGCGAGAATCTTGTCCACGACACTAGCCCACTTATCAAGCGTTGCACTCTCCTCCAGCGCAGCGGTCGCACGCATGGTTACGCGCTCTTCCTCTGAGCCCAACAAGCCGTAGGCTTCCAGCACCTTGTGCACCCTGTCTCCGTACTCTGACGCCTCGTTCGTCGAGTTCTGTACCCGCTTGGATACGTAGAGGTAATCGAACTGTGCAGGGCACTGCTCGAAGGTGGATAGTCTGCTGAAAGACAGCGGCATTGTTTTGCTCATGTATGCTCCAAAGTTGCAATAGCCAGTTGCTTGGTCACGTGCTCGTGGATTCGCTGAAGTACTTCCACCTTCTTGTTGAACCCGGCGTCCACGTTGAGCGCCAAATCAAGTCCTACACATATCACATGCGCCCAGCCGTCGTGGCACTTGATGCCGACATCTAGCCTGTACTCGAAGCTGCGCGGATCGTGCCTTATCTCCACCCGCAACCAATTCGGTGTTTGCATGACTTCACTCCTCATAGCCATGACCACCCCCCAGCCTACGGGGCATAGGCACCCACGTCTCACTATTTAGCATCGCCATAACTGTCTCCTATACCAGTCTCGCAAGTTACCGGGATGCTGCGGCACCACGGCGGGGTCAACGATAGGCACTCTTCCATGTATGCCCTCGCGTCATCAAGTTCATCTTCCTTCACCACACAAACCGCCTCATCGTGGACCGACAGGTGGACTTGGTAGCGTTGGTTGATACGCGCAGTTTGCCACATAACGATCTGCATTGCAGCATGCTGCGATAAATTTTCTACGACCTTGGGGCCGAAGATGCGCACCCGCTGCCTGCCCATGAGGTACGACCACTCCTTGGCCCTGGGGTCCCACTTGAGGTCGTGGTACATAACTCCCGGCTCGCCTGGACGACCGAAGCCATCGTTCTGTGTGATGAACCAGCCGTTGACATCGACGCTAAGCATGTCACACCCGTTGGCTATGTCAGCAAGGATCACTTCATGGCAGTGCTGCCATAGTGACACAACCTTGTGGTGAATCGTGCGGTACAGATCGACGATGGCATGAGCCCTGTTCTCATCAATCAGTTCAACGGACGGGTCGCTGCGCTTTGCCAGCCGCACCATCTCGACGAATCGTTTGGCACCAGCACCGTACTGCAAACCAAGCATGGCGGTCTTGCCCAGGAATCGCTCAGCCTTGTCGGCCTTGGTGATCGTGCGCCCGAACAGCTTGCTCGCGAAGTCGCAGTACAGATCGACACCCTTGCGCAGCTTGTCGAGCACATCGTCCTGACCTGCCAGCGCCATGACTGTGCGTAGCTCGATGTTGGACGAGTCACCCACCAGCACCTTGTGTCCCAGCGGAGCCAGCAGGGCGTCGCGCAGGCCCGCAGACGGGCCACGAGCAGGGATGTTCTGCCAGTTGATGCTGTTGCCGCCCGAGTAGCGCCCGGTCGTCTTGGCACCCCAGAAGTTGAGATACACCGGCAGCGGTCCACGCTGCGCGGTCTCTATGAACTTCATCGCCCTCGTCTCTGCGATCGTGGTCTTGACGCCGAGCCTTGCGGCCATGAGCGCCTGCACCTCCGGGTCGTCGTGCTCAATCAGGTCGGTGAACTCCTTGTCGCTCTTGGAGAAGGCGTATGTCGTCTTGTTCGTCCGTGCGCTGATCTTCGTCGGTGGGCTGACCCCGAGCGCCTGCAAGGCCACAGCGAACTGGTCGTTGGACATGATCGTGTCGCGGTTGGTCGATGCCTGCTCCAGCAGCTTCTGCTTGCGATCTACCTCGGCGTCGTACAGGGCCACCATCTTGTTGATGTCACCAACGAGCTTGGGCTCGGCGAACATACGCACGGTCATGTCGATGAGCTTGAACGACAGCGCAGGGGTGTACGGGTCCATGGCCTTGCCAAGTAGTCTGCACAGCATCGTGTCGAGCGCACAGTACTCACCATAGGCTTTTAATTCCATGGGATTAAAGTCCCCGCGTCGCCTGCCGATGGCACGCACGACCTCATCACCCTTGGCCGGTAGGCCGAAGTGCTTGGCTAAGTTGGCGAGGGAGTGCGACGGCAGATACGGGCGCAGCATGCGCCCCTGGGCCAGCGTATCCATCCACAGCTTGGGCCTGATGCCGAACTTCTGCGTGAGGATGAACCCGTCGAACAACGTGTTGTGGCAGCGCACAGCGGAGTTGTCCCAGTCGAAGTTCCCCCACAGCCAGTGCATGGTCTCTTCCTCTGTACCACTGAACCACTGCGGCTCGCCATCACCATCCGCAACGGACACACCAATGACCTCGAACCTAGGGTCGAGCACATACGCATCGGTCTGCATCTTGGTCAGAGAGAAGTCTTTGTCGTAGTACGTCTCTAGGTCCACGGTCAGTATGTTCATCACTTGCTCCACTTAAGCAGGGTGTCTGCGACTTGCGCAGTGAAGTGCTGCTGCAACTCTTCCAAGTCCTTGGCGATGAGCGTCACGTCGTTGGTGCGAAGGATGAAGCCATTGCCCACGCAGTCCACCTCTATGGACACCCACGGGTGGCGCTTCATGGTGTAGGTTCCAGCGGCGGCTATGTTCGCCGCTTGTAGTTGGGAGAGCTTATTTGGATCAACCGCCATGATGGACCCAGGTTGCATGGCGTTAAGTATTTGGCTGCTGTTCATCGCTTCTTCCTTCGAGTTGGATGAGGAGGTCAATATAGTGCCTAGCTTTTTCCAAATCTTTGATTCCATTCTTGCTTCTCCAGCGTGATACGTACTTGATGACATTGCCCTCGAAGTACCCTATGCCGTTGGCGTGGATGTACTCGACAGGCTGAATCTTGAGTGACTTGTAGTGGTCACCTCCGACTTGCACTTCGAGTGCGTTCGTTTCGTTCGTTTCGTTCGTCAAAATGGTGCCTCCTCTGCGTCAGTGATCTGCTTGCGCTTGTCCATCCGGTTCAGCTTCTCCAACTCCGATCCCCGTACCTGAGTGAAGGGCCAAGACGGATAGGGCATGGATGTGTTCCAGCTTGTGTCTAAGCCGAAGTGCTTCCTCGAACGTTCGATCAAGTTGGTGGCGTAAGTAGCGGTTCTCTGCTTCGAGGGCCGCGATGGTGATTTCTTCATTCATTAACCGCCTCATACGTTGCTTCAAAGATGTCGGGCTTGCACGGGTAGTGCTCGCCTTTCACGCCTGTGATGATCCAGTCGCCGGGGGTGACCTCGTGCCCACCCTCCAGCGTGTGAATCCAGCCCTTGTTGGCGCTCTCGCGCCCCCTTGGCATGATCGTGACCTTTGGGTGATCCCCATGCTTGAACCATTGCGTGGCCTCAATGACCACTGGCTTCTTTCTGAATTTCACTATAGCTCCAGTGCGTTAATTGCTATGACCTTGAGCACAGCGTCTTGGATTGTCTCGTCCTCGCGAACGATGTGCATCTCGTGTGTCCAGTCAGGCCCGTTCGGGTTGTGTTTGAACTTTGACACTTTGATTATGGTGCCGTTCACAGCACGGACAAACGAGAACGTCATCTCAGGGCGTCCACTGTCATCGCGTTCGATAATGGTGGCTGAACTCAGCTTGTCTGACGAAGCCAACCAATTTCTTATCCATCTCTTGATACTCATATCCTGAACTCTTTCCTCGTCAAGCCAAGATTGAACACGCTGTTCATGGTGTTGAGCTTGCGAATCTTGGCGTTGTAACGTCGCTTGGTAGCCAGTGTCTTTGCATGGTCTCGCTTTGGTTTCTTGGCGTCGGGCTTATCTCCTAGTGCATACACTGCCCTGGGGTAGTCTCGCGCACCTTCAACGCTATGTATGTAGTGCGAGATGTAGACACGCTTGGGCGTAGTCTCTGTGGCCTTGGACATGCGTGTCACCACTGCCGATACATTCATGCGGTCAAGGTTCAACTCGACACACATGTCTGTGCGTGTCATCGGCCCGAACTCTTGCAGCAGCGCAGTGATCCTCTGCACGACCTCGCCGTACTTTGATTTCATAAGTAACTCCGTTCACTTCCTGTTGTTGCGCTTGAACCAACACTTGCCGCACATCCACTTGTCGCGGACCTGCACCCCACTCTGAACCTCAGCCGGTTTTGCGCAGGTGTCGCACGGTCTTAGCGGCTGTGACCGAAGCTGTAGTGGCAGCGATGGCTCGCTGTTCTTCTGTCGATTTCCATCCATATTTTCTCCAAGTGCGTTGGACATCTGTGTCAGCATGCCCTCGCCACACATAGTCAGGGTGCCCGACGGGCACGAAGGGGTGCGATACGCTTTGGCAGCGGATGCCTTTGTACTCTACGGTCATGATCTCTCTCCAAACGGTTTGTTGAACACAATCGAGCCGATGACATTGCCACGGTGGACAATGTCGTACACCTGCCCGTACTTAGTTGCACCCATGCGCTCCATGTCGCTGAGCAGCACGGTCATAGACCGGCCAATCGTTGCGACGTAGACCACGTTCGATGCATCGTCCACACTGAGCCACTGGTCGTCCTTGTCAATGTTGACTCCGAGTTCCTCGAAGCCGCGCACCAGCTTGGTCTCGATACGCATGACGCGGTTGATAAGTTCTCTCTCAAATTTGTAGTTCATAGCAGTTCTCAGTTGTGTTGTCACATCGCCACTTTGACGACGGTACCGAACGGTGCGTCATAGTCACGACGACCGATGTTGGCCCAGATCATTGGGTATGAAGGTTCGTCGCACTCGTCTAAGTCGCCCTCCATGTCAGTGAAGAAGATCATGCCGCAGTACTGGTCACCCGTCTTGCTGAAGTGCTCGAACACAGGCTGGAAGCGCGTACCACCACCGCCCTTGGGCCGCAGTTGCAGTGCTTCGTCACGCTCGAACCGCTCGACATGAGTCACGGCGTAGTCGCAGTACACAACCTCGACGAACGCAGGCTGAAGGTCGTCAACGATGGCTTGCAACTCGGCAGCGATCTGGTTGCATTCCTCACGACCCATGGAGCCTGACGTGTCAAAGCCGATAGCCAGACCACCGAGCGCGTCAGTGCGCAGCGAGGGGAGATACAAGCCAGAGCCAATGAAGCGACGCGATGGGCGCATGTAGGTGTAGTCCGCAGCAGATGACTCAGTGAGCATCGAGCGGGTCACATCTTGCCAGCGAACCTTGGACTCACCAACTTGGTCGAGCACACGGTCGATGAGTGCAGAGCCCTGACCGCATTCCTTCGCCATCTTTGCAGCAGCAATGAT